GTTCAATTAGCTCAAAGAGTATTATCTCTTGAAAAAGAAATTAAAAAATTAAAGGAATCAAGATAATGTCAGATAATACAGTAACATTAACAGAAGCTAAATTAATGTCTCATGAACAAGTATGCGCAGAACGTTATACAGCTATCTCAAATAGTCTTCAAGCGGCAGGAACAAGGATGACTAAAATAGAATATCTCTTATATGGAGTTATGCTATGTGTATTACTTGGTCCAGGTACTGCAGCAGAATTTGTTAAACATTTAATAGGAGCATGAAATTGATCCTATCAGCATTTGCCTTCTTGCGGCTGGCTTGGTCAAAAACATCCAAGCTGGTTGCGAACTTTACAAACAAGCTAAAGAATCTTTTGTTGAAATCAAAAGAACTGCTGATGAAGTTGTTGCTATTGGTAAAGAGATGCATGGGTTCTTTGGATCAATTACAAAATTCTTTGGAAAGCTTTTTCAAAGCCAAAGCAATGCTAAATCAGTCACTCAAAGAAAACAAGCCACAGCAAAAACTAAAAAGTCTGAGTATGTCGCTGTTGACGAGACTCAAGTCAAAGTTGACATCGTTAAAAATCTTACAGAGTTTTTCAAGCTCCAAGAACAATTAGCAGCACACATCAGGGAAGAGGAAGAAAAGTCAAAGAACGTCTACGACCCTGACCAAAACTTAATGGAGTCAGCACTTAACCGAGTGATGGCACAACAAGAAATGGATAGTTTAGTTATTCAAATTAGAGAATGTATGGTATATCAAAGCCCACCAGAAATGGGGGCGCTGTACTCTGAAGTGTTCAGCATGAGAGAGAAGATTGAAGAAGAACAAACTCAAGCAAGGCTAAAAGAAGAAGCCAAGAAGAGGCAGGAGCTATGGCAACAAAGGCAGTTAGAAAAACAAACAAAAATAACAATAGCATGGGTAATAGCAGTGATATCCCTAGCTGGATACCTCCACCTGTGGTTCCTGTATCTAACCCTTTAGAGGAGTCTCCAATGTGGTATTTAGGATGGGTTGCTGCTGCTGTATTAGTTGCTATATTATTGCCTATAAATGCTATATTATTTTCCAGAGCATATGAAACAGAACTTAGAGCTAAAGCAGTTCTTCAAAAGACAGAACAAATACAAAAACAAATAGAACGTAAACAATCAAAATCAAAGGATGACTAATGAAACAATTAGAAAAAGACTCAGTATATAACCAGTTTGATAATAACAAAAATGGTATTGTAAGTGACGATGAATTAGCTCGTTCTGAACGAATGATGATGATTGAAAACATGGATAAAATGGCTGATCAACAGCGCATTATGGCATGGTTTGCTTTAGGTTTACCTGTATTACTTACTCTTCTTTTTGGTTCTAGTTTATTTATGTTAGATAAATTATCTGCATCAACAGGTTTATTAACTACTTATTGTGCAGGTATGACTACTATTGTTGTGGCATTTATGGCAGCTCAAGCATATACAAGAGGAAAGATGCACGAATAATGAAGACAATATTAGCATGTATTATAGCTATCTTAGTAGCCCTTGGATTAGGATACTGGAAAGGTAGCTATGATGCAGGAGTAGAAACAGCATTACAAGTATCTGCCGCAAATGATGTTGCCAGAGAAAAAGAAAAACAAATAAGTGAAGTAGCAACAACATATTCTACTATATTAAGAAAGAAAGAGAAAGATGCTGAAAAGAAAATTACTAATCTTCGTATTGCCGTTGCTAATGGTGAACGCAAGTTGTTCATTCCTGTCACCACCAAAGCCCCCGACTGTAGTGTATCAACCACCTCAGATGCCTCCACTTCCAATAGAAGTAACTCAGGAGAAACACGAGCCGAACTTGACGGACAGGTTGCTCAAGATCTTATCTCAATAACAGCTGAAGGTGATAGTGCTATTCGTAAATTAAATATTTGTATTAGCCAATATAATGAAATTAAGGATAAATTAAATGACCCAGTTAAGCACTAACTTTTCTTTAAAAGAATTAACTAAATCAGAGACAGCTACCCGCTTAGGCTTAAATAATACCCCTGATGATACCGCATTAACTAATTTAAAAACATTATGTGAAAAAGTATTACAACCAGTAAGAGATCATTATGGTAAAGTAACTGTTAACAGCGCTTATCGTTCACCTGAGTCTAATGCTGCTGTTGGTGGGTCAAAGACATCAGACCATTGTAAAGGTATGGCGGCTGATATTGAAGTAATTGGTGTAGCTAATGGTGACTTAGCCCAGTATGTTAAAGATAATTTTAAATTCACACAATTAATTCTTGAGTTTTACACACAAGGTATTCCTGATTCAGGATGGGTACACGTATCATATGACCCTAATAACCTTAAATGTGAATGTTTAACCGCTACAAAACAAAATGGTAAAACAGTTTATCTTAAAGGCTTACAGCCGTAGACGACCCCTAATAGGAAACAAAACAAAGGAAGAACTTAATGGCTACACCTATAGAACAATTTGGTAGGGGTGGGTGGAATGCAGATATGCCTCCTATGATCCTACCAATGAACACTTTTACAGACGTATTAAATATAAGATTTGATGACGAAGCTGTACAAGCAACTACTGGGGAAACCACTTCCAGAGTTGTTGCTATTACCCCTGATTATGGAATTCATTGGAGAAGACCAGACACGGGTTATAATATATTTGCTAAAAATGGAAACATAGTTAGAGTAGATGCTGCTGGAAATACTTCTTCTATGTTTTCTAGTGGATCAGGGTCTTATGCAAATAGTGATTGGCAAGGTACTTTATTTAATGGTGGTTATGCTGTTATTTTAAATAATGGCGCTACTACACCATTGTATTGTTTGTATGGCAGTCTTACTGCTGATAACGCATTTCAACCATTACCAGGATGGAACTATGTAGCGGGTTTAACAGTAACTGCTAAAGTAATTAGATCATTAGGTTACTCATTAGTAGCTGCTAATTTAACTTTAAGTCAAAGTGGTATTTTAACTTATGCGCCTAGCACAATTAGAATATCTGTTCAAGCAGCTACAGGTTCAATACCACAAGTATGGCAACCAGGATTTACTACAGACACAGCAGATGAATTTGAAATAAGTTCTACTTCACCTATTTTAGATATGTGTGAGCTAAGAGGAAATATGTATATATATTCTTCTGATTGTATTAATATACTTTCTATTGGTGCTAACACTAGGGTATCCCCATACAGCAAATCATATGGTATTTTAAATACTGATTGTGTTATTGAAGTTGATGGTAAACATTTTGTTGTTGATCGTAATGATATATACACACATAACGGTTCAGGAGCTATTGAATCTATTGCTGACTTTAGAATTAAAAAATATTTCTTTAGTAATTTAAATAAAAGTTATATTGATAAAGTTCATTTAGTCAAAAATTCTTATTACAAAGAAATATGGATTAATTTTCCTAAAGGTGCTTCTACAGTATGTAACGAAGCTTTAGTGTTTAATTACAAAAATAATACATGGTCTAAAAGAACATTACCTTCTTTAACTTACGCATTTACTGGTCCTGCTAATGTATCTAATACTTTTCAATATGGAACTGAAGTAATATACATGTGTACTAACTCAACACAAACGTTAGTAACAGATAGTAATTATTTAATGTGGAATGGTTCAGCGTTAGCAACATATACTTCTTATATTGAAAAGAAAAAACTAAACACAGGTGATGTATCAGGTAGCACAATGATTAGCGCTGTATACCCTATATTTGATCAAGTACCTAATGACGCAAGTATTACAGTTAGGGTAGTAGGGCAAAACAATTATGTAGAAAACGTAGATTTGTCAACAGATGATCCTAATTTAAAAGATACATTTACATTTTTACCTAACAATGATAAGTCTCAAGGTTATAAAGTTGACCCAAGAGTATATGGTCGTGTAATGAATTTTAGAATAACAACTACAGGTTATTGGCGATTAGCTACTATGGCGCTTGACTCTAAACAAATAGATAGGAGATAAAATGCTTAATCCACCTATTACGGATAACACAGATTTAAATTCCTTTTTAACTCAGGTATTTTTAGATTACCAAAATAATTCTGGTACATCAAACTCAGTAGTATCAACTAATACTAATACTGGTTCAGTAGCAGATAACTCAGGAAATCTTATTGGTTATCTTTATAGGTATCTTGATATTAAGTATGCTGATGATGCAGTAGGCACAAACATATCTGACAATCCTTATTTAAGATTATATTTTGGTGTAAGGAATGATGATACTGTTATTGAAAGCACTAATCCAGCAGCATATTCTTGGTTTGAAGTAGCTGATGGTGGATTTGGTATCAGTAAAGTATTATGGGTAGCTACTACTGGTGGACGATTTGCAACATTTGCAGTGTCTACTGAAGCACCTGACGATAGCAGACAATGGAGAATTGTACCCCAAAGGTCTATTGACTTAGATAATCCATCTGCAGTGTTTAACCAATATTTAATTATTAGATATGCAGATGATTCTGTAGGTACAGGTTTATCTACAACACCAACAAACAAAACTTACTATGGTATATACACAAGTACTGATGGTTCTACTTCAGTAGACCCAACATTGTTTGATTGGTCTCCTTTTACTTTTGGTACTACATACGAGTTATATTATAGATCTTATGGTGGACGTAACATTGATGTGTTACCTGCTCAAACAAGACCATTAGGTTATCTTGAATATAAAGGTGATGTACTTAATTTAGATGTATCAACATTAGGAACAATAGACACTATTGGTATTATATCTGAAGAACCCCTTATTATTGAGTCGCCTTATAGATATTTATTAGTACAATATGCTACTAGTATTACAGGAACAAGTATTAGTAATAACCCTTCAGGTAAAACTTATTATGGTTTACAAGCATCTGATGTATTAACAGTAGATAATAATCCTGCTGACTATACATGGTTTGCAGCTGGTGGAACATTTTTAACTGAAGTTAATTTATGGGTAAGAACTAATTCATCTAATGTAGTTCAATTTAGTTTAACCCAAAATGCTCCTGATAATTCGGGTTGGCAAAATATATGTGAGCAGACAGATTTAATTGATTACATTGATATGTATCAAAGAACAGGTTCTGTTGTTACTGGTATTACAAGTCCTACTGATGGTAACATTTCATATTATACTAATACTAATGGTATTACTAACGTTAATTTAACACCATATGGGCAAGGATCAACTACCAGTGGTTTTGATATTGATATTACTACAACAGCTACTATTGGTGTAGATCAATTTGGTAGGGTATATAGAACAGGTGCTGCTGATCAAGTTTTATTTAGTTCAATGATTACTACTGCAACATCAGGACAAACAGTATTTACTTTTTCTAATGCGCAAACAAATCAAATATTAGTGTTTAGAAATGGTGCATTTCTTAAGCCAGGAACTGATTACACAAGAACTTCAACTACAGTAACATTTACTGATGCTTGTGTAGTAAGCGATAAAATAGCAATATATTATCTTCGTTTAATTGATGGAGCAACTTCTGCTGATAAAGTTCCTTTTGTAATAACTAGCTCTGCTTTAACAAATGGACAAACATACATATCATCAACTTCTGCTAATGGTTCTGAATTGTTATTTATAAATGGTATTTTAATTGTTGATAGTGATTACGATTATTTTGGAACAGCACAAGGATATACGTTAAAAACAGCATCTAAAGGTGGTAATTGTGATATAGTTACTTTTGCTTTTAATACAGCTAGTGTTCTTATATTTGGTGAAAATATTACTGAAACAATTATATCATCTGACAATGTAGTGTTTCCAACACCATACTTTAGAAATTCACATTTAATGTTTTTAAATGGTGTATTGTTAAGACCTACTGCAGATTATTCAATTCCAGGGTCAGCATCAACTTCATATAATTTAACTGAAATAGGTACATTAAATATTGCAGGACAACCTTACCAATATTGTTCATTTAATAAATATGGAGAAGCTTCAGCATCATCAGTAAGTGCTGCTGGTGTACTGGGTATGGATATGCCAGTTGTAATAGATCAAAAACCAACAATAGCAGATATGTTCAAAGTTATGCAAGATCAAATAGATGAACTACGTTTACAAGTGAAAGGTCAGACAAATGACACAAGCAGTTAATTTAGCAAATTTTGCTAATTCAGTTGATACCTCAGGTCAAGTACCCCCTAGTGTATTAAATACCGTAGTTCCTGTTTCTAAAGGTGGTACTAATGCTTCAACAACCTCAACAGCTAGAACAAGTTTAGGGTTAGCAATAGGTACAGATATACCTAGCCCTACAGGTACAGGTGCATCAGGTACATGGCCTATTAGTATTTCAGGATCAACACCATCTTTGGTAACTACAAATTTTACAATTGAGCAATCAGGTGCAAATTTAATAATCAAGTATGGGGCAACAACAATTGTCACCATTTCATCTGCTGGCACTATCAGTGCTGGTTAATTAAGGAGTAAAGCATGGCAACAACAAGTATTGGCGCACCAGGCGTAACATTTCCTGATGCAACTGTTCAATCATCAGCAACAACAGGTGTTCCTGTTTTAAATGTTTACACATCATCATCTACTTGGACAAAACCAACTGGGTTAAAAGCAATTAAAGTGACCGTTGTAGGTGGCGGTGGTAATGGTGGGACAAATCCAGGTTCAGGAAGTGCAAGCACTGGCGGAGCTGGTGGCGGGGCTGCCATTAGACTATATCCTGCACCGTCATTACCAGGTCCACAGCCATACACAGTTGGTGGAGCAGCGGCTACCTCATCATTTGGTGCGGCTCCAATAACAGTTATATCTGCAACTGGTGGAGGTAATGGAGCAACAGGGGCTACAAACGCTATTGGTGGAGTTGGCAGTAGTGGGCAATTAAATTGCCAAGGAAGTAGTCCTGCTGGTATGAACGGTTCGGTAGGTGGAGGTGGTGGAGGTTCTTCTATATTGGGTGGTGGCGGTAGAGGGTCAAATCCTTCAATTGCAACATCCGCAGGAGGTGCTTATGGCGGTGGCGGCGGCGGTGGCAGTATTAGTAGTCCTGCTGGTAGCGCAGGGGCTGCTGGAGTTGTAATTGTTGAGGAGTTTTATTAATGAAACAAGCATTAATTTCAACATTAGAGCCAAGGGAAACTGGTTATCGTGTTGCTGAAATTGTCAATCAAGGTCAAACATTTCCTGTTGCTGAAACATTGTTTTGGATCGCATGTGCTGACAATGTTGTAGCAGATCAATTTTGGTATGACCCATCTGACCAACAAATTAAACCTAACCCACAACCTAAAGAGTAATTATAAATTTATGAACACATCCTCAACTCAGTTTGCACAAGAGAAGTATGTGCATTTGAAAAATTTTTTTTAGATACTACTAATTGTAGTGAATTAACTTTAGAACTTAAAAAAATAGTTAATCAAGGAATTACAACAAAAGATACACAATGCCCTTTATCAGAAGCAGTGCATGGCTCAATAGTGTTTGATAAATTACTTGTTGATTTATTACCTTATTTTGAACAAGCTTCAGGGAAAAAATTATTACCAACTTATAGTTATGCAAGATTATATAAAACTGGTGAAAAATTAAAAGTACATAAAGATCGTGAGTCTTGTGAAATTAGTGCAACACTTACATTAGGCTTTGAAGGAATCCCTTGGCCTATTTATATGGGTGATACTGAAGATAATGGTAAGAAAATTGTAATGAATGTAGGTGACGCTGTTCTTTATCGTGGTATGGAGAAATATCATTGGAGAAAAAAGTTTAAAGGTGAATGGCAAGCACAAGTATTTCTTCATTATGTAGATGCTGATGGACCCCATGCAGAATGGAAGTTTGACAAACGACCAGGCCTAAACTTGCCAAGCCAAGAACTTCAACAAGTTGTCTACACAGACATCTTGACTAAAGATGCTTGTGATTCTCTAATTAAGTTGTACACAAAGACCGAAATACCTAAACAGCCACCAGTTATTGGCACAGGTGCTGGCGCTATTGATACCTCTATACGCAATGTAGAAAGGGTTATGTTACCTACATACAAAGATATCGGTGGGCGGTTGTCGGCAGCTGGATTGGCGGCAAACCAAGCGGCATGGAAGTTTGACATTACCCATGCCAACCAAGCTGAATTCTTGATTTACCCTGCTGGTGGGCGGTATACATCGCATGTAGACACCTTCTTGGCACATGGGGATGAATGTCGTAAACTTACGGTACTTGCTTTCCTTAATGACGACTTTAAAGGTGGAAAGTTTTATTTACAGAATGGTCATGAACGATATTATCCCCCTCAATCTAAAGGTACAGTCCTTGTATTCCCAAGCTTTATCATGCATGGTGTAGAAGATGTAGAAGAAGGAACAAGGTATTCAGTAGTATGTTGGATGGTAGGTAAGTTTTTTAAATAAGGATAAATATGGAAATAGTAATGTTACCCCCAGAACTAGTTCTAAAACACTGGTTTACTATTTCCAGTCTATTAGAAAAAGCATTAGATAAAAGTCAAGGAGAAACTACCTTAACTGATCATATGCGTAATATACTTAACAATGATACACATTGTTGGGTGATAGGTGACGATAATCATAATATTGTTGGTGCTGGCTTAACAAAAATAAACCAGTATGCCCAATATAAAACACTTCATATCATAGTATTTTCAGGAAAGGATATTGAAGAACAATCTAAAGTATTTCCCACTGTGGAAGAGTTTGCACGAAAGATAGGCTGTAAAGCTATTGAACAATGGGGAAGACCAGGATGGGCAAAAGAATTACCCAAGTATGTTCCTGGTTTCAAACAAGCATACGTAGTTATGAAAAAAGATTTATAAGGAACATATAATGGCATATGATGTAATCACAACAGGAAATATTCCTGACGAATTTAAACCTTATATAGAAAAGGTTATGCAAAGGGGGGAAGGGGTCTATAATAGCGGTGCGCTAAGTCAGGTAGCTGGTGTTAGCGATTTACAAAATAAAGCTTGGGGATCAGGTATGTCTGGTCTTGAAAATACTGTTGCGGGTAATAAAGAAACATTAGAACAACAACGTGCTCGTTTACAAGAAATGGCTAGAACAGGTGGAGCTAATGAGCTTCAAGATGCTCTTAAATTAGATGTTGGTATGGGTAATGCTGCTATTGGAAATCAATATGGCGCATCAGGTACATTAGGCTCATATAGACAAAACTTAGCTAGTGCATCTTCAGAGGATGCTGCTAAATCAAAATTTGCTCAACAAGTACTTACTAATAAAGCTGCTGCAGAGAAAGCTCTTGTTGACAATGCTTCTGGTTTATCTTCAGATCAATCTAATTTAGTTAAAACATTAGAATCAAGTGGTAATCAACAACGTAATATTGAGCAACAAGGGTTAGATTCAGTTTGGCAAGGATTACAACGTTATGCTTCAACAGTGTATGGTAATCCTTCAAGACAATCTACTCAAGTAATCCAAAATAGTTCTGGTGGAGGTAAGTAATGGCTATGAATGACCCTTGGGATTGGACTGAAAGACAACAACAACAAATGCAGGTAGTTGCTCCACTAGCAAATACAGTTGCACCATTACCTTCAAGTAATGAAAGAGGGGATCCTAATCAAGTAGTGTATGCACAGCCTACTCAAGCTGAAAGAGATGCTCAACAACTACATAGTATGGCTATCAATAAAGGTGCTGAAAAAGGTGGTCAATATGTATATGATAATTATATTAAATCACCATTAGCAAAGCCTGCAGCTGTAGAAATGGCTCCTGTAGTAGAGCAAAGTGTATTATCTTCTTATCCTACAGTCGCTACATCTGCTGGTAGTTTAGCAGGAGTAGGGACTCAAGCTATTGCTCCTATGGCAGTAGAAGCATCTGTTGCTCCACTTGCAAGTACTGCTGCGGCTGGTGCTGAAGCAGGTGCTCTTGCGGGTATGGGACCAATTGGTTGGGGTATAGGCGCATTAATGTTAGCCAAGTCAATGAAATGGATTTAAAATGGGACCACTATCTGCTAAACAACACAGAGAGTACCTAAAGTTTTCTGCACAAGAAGCCAGAGAAACAGCTAAGATGGAACGGGAAGAAGCCCGTAAACAACAGCTACATGAAATTAAACTTGTAGAAGCTGCTGGTAAAGCTGGACAAACTTTAGGTCATAAAGAAGACGTTCACAAATATAAAATGGGTACTTTAGGTGCTCCATTAAGAGCTAAAGCTCCTAACCCACTAGCAGGAACAGAATTGTTTCAACGTGGTCAACATATGTTACCATTTCAAGCAGAAGATGCTGCTAAAGCTAGAAAGAAAAATACAGATACAGTACCCGCTATGTTAACCCCTGGTGAAGCTGTTATTCCTGAACCTGCTGCACAAGACCCACGTAATAAACCTGTTATCAAAAAGATGGTTCAACAAGGTAGACAAGCTAATAAGCAACAAACGTTTAAACAAGGAACAACTTATGTTAATCCTACAGGTACTGTTCAGGTACCTGATATGTTACCTATATTACCTGTTGTTGGACCTCGTAGACGTAAACGTGGATATGCTGAAGGTACAGTTAATGTTAATGTAGATACAACTAACCTAGAAAATACTGCAAAGGAACTTGCAAGTAAATATTTAGGTGAGGGCAGTGGTTATCGTGATGGCTCAGTTAACATTGTTAATTCAGATGTTATTCCTAGTAGAGTACAACAAGCTGCTGGATACATGGATGGTAGCTCTGCAATACCTCAGTTAATGAACTATAATGAAGGTACTATTCAAGTACCAGTACCATCATTAGCGTATGAGCACCCTGATGTTCCTGGATCTTCCTTTGAAGATGGTACTGAAAGAGTATATGACTTTAAACGTGGTAGTTCAGCTGACTATCATTTTGAAGATGGTACTGAAGAAGTTCCTTTACCAATGGATATGCCTAATGTAATGGAACAAGCATTACCCAGCCCTGTTGTTAGTAAACCACCAATGTTAATGGCTGCTGCACCTCAAGCAAATGATATGGTTCTTAGACCTAGAACTACAATGTCTGATGCTAATCCAGTAAACGATATGGTTCTTCGTGGCTCTCGTATTGGTTCAGATTCTGCTATGATTAATACAGCAGCACCTTTACAAAAAACTAAAAATGAATTGTATAGCGATGCATGGGTTAAAGGTAATGAAGCGGATCCTAAAGCAGGTACTGCTTCTAAAAACCCAAATAGCTCTGCATATGGTTTATACCAAATGACTGATAATGCTTGGACAGATGCTTATAAAATTAATCCATCTTTAAAAGGTGCAGATAAAAGCAAAGCTGAAACACAACAAGCAGCTAGAGATGCTTATAAACAATTTATTTCTAACCAACTTAAAGCATATCGTATTGAACCTACAGAAGAAGCTATTGCTAAAGCTTGGGTTGTTGGTGCTAATGGTTATAGGCAAATTTTAAATAGTAATCCTGATGCCCCACTAAGTTTAGACCCTAAAACAATTTCTATTAATCCTAATCTACAAGGCAAAACTAATAAACAATTTTTAGAAGACCCTAATCCTTATTCAAAAGGACCTAAGACAGATATTGCTGTTGCTAAGGCACCTTTATCACCTCGTGATATTGCTATTGCTAAACAAGATTTAGCTACTTCAACTAACCCCAGAGTTAGAGAACAAGCTAAAGCTAAATTAGAACAAGCGCAAGTACCTCCTCCTACTAGAGCAAGTACTTTTCAAGAAAGTGCTCCTGATAGGCTTGTAGTACCTTATCAAGACCCAAGGTTGTTAACTAGCAAAAACCCTTTAACAGGCACATCAGCTACAGAAGTTCCTAAACCTATTGTAATAGACCCTAATGCAGATGTACGTGAAAATTTATCAACACGTATGGATGTAGATGAAGCGGGTAATCCTAGAGTACCATTATCAGCTGCTGAAATTGAAGACCAAAAAGCAAGAGCTAATGCAGGTAAACCTGGGTATGATGAAGCTGGTAGACCAATGCTTGACCGTGAGGTTATTAATCCTGATGAAGCTGAATTAGCAGAAAAGAATAAAATATTAGCTGACTTTACCCGTGATAAACAACCTGAACTTGAAGGTTTATTACCCCAAGTTGTTGATATGAAGGGTACTCCTGTAGAAC